CCGCAAAACATTGACAGCGCAGACCTGTTATCAAGCAGGAGCAGGCCGATGTCTGCTTTGCGAGGAATGGCGTAAAGAAATTGCTTGCAAAACCACAATATGTGGTATAGTTAGGCTACAGCGAACTCCACGCTTTTATGGAGGTGCGGAACGTCACCGTTTATTTGACGGCATTTACATAGGTATAAGATGGAACCAGAAGATACGCTCGATGAGGCTGAAGAGCTTGAAGAGGTTGAAACTGAAGGTCAGGCAACTGACTCCGAGTCATCACCGGATACTGCTGAGGAGCAGGAAGAATCCACTAGGCCGCGCTTTGACGAGGTGCAGCAGAAGGCTTTTGACAAAGCTATAGGTGAAAAGGTCTACCAGATCAAGGAACGAGATCGGGAAGTCCAAAGCCTACAGACTAGATTACAAGAGCTGGAAAGCCGCATTCCGGTGGAGCAACCGCCGCAAGTGCCTGAAACGCCTGACTTTTATTCGCTCACGGACAAAGAAATCCAAGAGCGATTGAGACAGCGTGATGAGGCAATAGCTAAGCGAGCGCAGTATGACGCACAGCAGGCAGCTTTGTTGCAACAGCAGCAAGCCCAGCAGGCAGCATTGCAGCGTGAGCAGGTAGCTAGGCAGAACGAAAAGATCAAGAGCTACGCAGACCGAGCTGAGAAGCTGGGTGTGAAAAAGGATGATCTACAGGTAGCAGCGAACAAGATTGCTCAGTTTGGGCTAAGCCCGATGCTGGCAGACCATCTTCTTGAATTAGACGATGGAAGTCTTGGTACGTTGTATCTTGGCGATAATCTTTTGGAGCTTGATAAGCTGGCACAAATGCCGGTGAATCAGGCGTTGTTGTATCTCAATGATCAAGTGATGCCGAATGCTAGAAAACTTAAACCTAAAGTAAATGCTGCTCCTGAGCCGCTAGATACGCCGCATGGTTCCGGTTCAAGACCGAAAGCTGGCGGCCCGAAAGGAGCAACCTTCGAATGAATGAGGTGATCCGATCATGGCTAATAATCTTAGCAGTAATATCACTCGGAAGGTGGCGCGTGTCTTTTTGGAGGCATTCGAGTCCAGCCGAGTAGTTACAAAGACAGTTGACACTCAACTCCTGAGTGGCAAATTCAATCCTTCAAGTGGTAGTAACGTAGACTTCAAACGTCCGCACGACTACAACTCCATCCGTACTTCTGGCGGTGATATCTCTGCCAGCACTAAGTCAGACATCATTGCAGGTAAGGCAACTGGTACAGTCCAGAACTACTTCACCGTAGCCACTGAGTGGGGCAACGTGGAAGAAGCTCTCGAACTCGATCAGTTGGAGCAGATTCTTGCTCCTATGGCTCGCCGCATCGTGACTGACCTTGAGATTGATCTTGCTAGCTATATGCTCAAGAACTCTTCTCTGAAGTATGGTTCGCACGGTAATGCGGTTGATGCGTGGGGAGACGTTGCTGGCGCTGGCGCACTGATGGATTCCATCGGCGTTCCAATGTCTGCCGAGCGTTACTACTTGATGAACCCTTTCACAACTAGCTCACTAGCTAACGTGCAGAACGGTCTGAACGCTTCTGACCAGTTAGTTAGAACCGCTTGGGAGAAAGCCCAGATTTCACAGAACTTTGGTGGTCTGCGAGCTTTGACTTCTAATGCTCTGTCTAGCTTCACTTCTGGCACTGGTGCTGACCGTGCAGGTACTTTGTCATCTGCTCCTGACGCAACCTACGTCACAGCGAAAGACACTATGACTCAGACTCTGGCTGTCACAGGCTTTCAAGCGTCTATGACTGTCAAGGCTGGTGATATGGTCACTATTGCTGATGTGAACCGTCTGAACCTAGACACTCGCACAGCTATGATTGACGCTTCTGGCGCTAACGTAGCTTGGACAGGCGTTGTGACTGCTGACGTAACTTTGAATGGTTCTGGTGCGGGCAACCTTGTTGTTGCTGGCCCTGCAATCTACGAAGCTAACGGTCAGTACAACACTGTTGACGCTGCACCAGCTAACGGTGCTGTTGTTACCATCCTGAGTGCTTCTAACACTCTGTACCAGCCAAACCTGTTCTTCACTAAGCAGGCTTTTGGACTTGGTACTGTGAAGCTGCCTAAGCTGTACTCTACTGACACTATTGCTACTACCGAGGACGGTATGAGCATCCGTGTTTCTAAGTACGCAGATGGTGATGCCAACACCCAGAAGGTACGTTTTGACTTGTTGCCTGCATACGCAACATTCAATCCGTTCATGTCTGGTCAAGGCTTCGGAGTCTAATTCCCACGAGGTCTTCGGGAGCTGCTTTGGTAGTCGGCTCCCGCTTTTTTTATGGCTAAACCAAGAAAAGGTAAAGCTAAAGTCAAGGTCACCGCCAGTGGCAAGAAAGTCTCCTACGGGCAGGCTGGAAAAGCCGCTGACGGTGGGCCTCGTGTTAGGCCCGGAACTAGCAAAGGCGATTCGTATTGTGCGAGATCGCTGGGAATCAAGAAGCGATTATCCAAAGAAAAGC